AAATGAATAATATCCAGCAGGTAGTCTATACTCAGTATTAGCTTTTAAATCATAGTTATATCCATCCTCATTTATGAATTTATCTGATAAACGTTCTCTAATCTTATCCAGCCAATAGATCGTGTCATCCTGGAAATTCTTCATATCCTTAGCAAGCTCAATAGTTCTACTAAACGGAGATGTTGTTACTTTATCCCCTATTCCAAATTTAGTTAATCTGTTGTTAATTAAATTACGTTCAACTTTAAATACTCTAGTTTTATATTTAATACCTAATTTAGTATTACTAATCCCTACTGTGTCCCCTAAATCTAAATTACCAACATTTACAACAGTAGCACTGTATTCAACTTGAATTCTACTGTTTTTTTCAAGCCATTGATATGATAACCATAGTAATTTTTCCGGATTTTCTTCATCCTGGAACTCAACTATTTTAATTCTTGGTTTTTTACCATTATCGAATCCATATAATCTAGTCATGGCAGGTATTTCAACATACTCCTGGCCTGCTGGTTTGTCAACAGGCTTTTCTGCTCTTCTGTCCCACACAACATCTTTAAATGTTATTCTACGACCATAGCCTCCTGTGTCTGTTTCTTCCCCTTTACCACGACCTACCACAGCTGTATAAATAGCACCTTTTGACTTTTTCTCACTTACTGTAAGTAAATCTTTACCATGCACAAAGACTTTACCATTATCACGACCTAATCGAGTATAAACATCTAAATAACGATTTACAATTTTACCTCGATTAAATACATATCGTGGTCTAATTTCAACTTGAGTAGTTTCAATTACTTTACTTAATGCAGCCTTTCTTGTTACGTAATAGAAATTACTAGTTATATTTCTTTGAGCGTTACAAGTTCCTACTTGCCATCTAGAGCCAGTAAGTATTGTTGTTAACACGCTTAAAATATCCCTATTTGTAGGTCTGTAGTCCTTAATGTACCCGTCGCTTTCCATATCATCATAGAAAGAATTAACAGCTGTTATTTTAACGTCGCTTATGTCGTGTTTAGTTACTGTATCGATTTTATACAAATGGAATACATCTGATTTAATATAGTCTTTGTGGCCTATATATACAGCATTTTCTACTAATTCAGAATATCGCACTACTGCTTCTAATGTCTGAATACTATTAAGCTCTTCTTTTTGAGTAGCACTAATAGGAGATGTTGTACCTAAGAGCTTTTCATCATTGTTAAATAAAAATAATTTCATTAGTATAATCTCTCCTTCGTGTATATTTCTACTCTTTTACAGTTTGTTACTGTAATTACATCATTTTGTTTAACTGAAAAATCATAATCACTTTCCACAAAATCAATTAATTCACTCTTATTAACAGTGTTGATTTTCAGTGGATAATCATTATTCAAATTAATTTCTACTAAATCGTTACTTGAAAAGTTATGATTAATTACAATTTTCTTAGTTGTGTTTTGGTTTTTAATAATAATCTTATCTCCAGCGTTTGCTACAGATAATTTAATTGAATCAGGTATTATTTCATCTGAATTATTAGGTAATTTAGTAATTGTTACTCTATCTGTACCTACATCTCCTTGAGCATTTTTATATTTGTAAGGATCTAAGCATAAGAAAGTGTAAGTTGATACTACAGTGTTATCAGTCTCTTCAATAGATCCTGTCTTTTCAAGTATTGCCATGAATTTATAATCAGGCTCATCTGTGAATTTTAATTCTTTTGGTTCTAAGCTATGTAGTAATGTGTTCAGAACATTAAGCTTGATTCTATAATCAGCGTTGTTAACTGCTTTAACTTGAAATTTAACTGTTATTTCTCTTGCTTCTAGCTCACTTGATAAAAAATACTTCCCATCAGTTCCAGGAACTTCAGTACTATTGATTCTTCTTCCTATAAGAGACCTACCTGTTACAGTTAAGGTTCTATAACCTTTTAAATCCAGGTTTACTCCGTTAAATATGGTTTGAATAGAGGAATGCAGCATTTCCCCTATTTCATTAGTATTAATAAAATTGTACATTTGCATTCCTCCTATCTACAGTGCATATGTTTCTTCTAACTGCACCATTTCCCCGTTTAAGTCGTTGATATCCTCAACCAATCCTTTAAACGCTCTATCTCCTAATTTAAAGTTTATATTTAATGATTGACCTTGATAATTGCTTTCTACGTTCAATGCTTTAGATTGATTAATGTTAAATCTTGATTGAATATTACCTGTTATCCCTTCAATTTTTGACATCGTATTTTTAAAGCCATTTTCAAGTCCTTCATTAAATCCACCCATAATTACATTACCGGCAGGGATTAAAAGTTTTCTGTCGTATGAAATAGGCCCTTTGTTGTCACGAATCCAGTCAGCGATTCCACTTACAAAGTTTCGAACACTTCCCCAAGCTGACCTTAGCCCATTAAGGAAACCATTAATAATAGCATTCCCTGCACCCCATAAGTTGATATTTCTTAATGAGTAGAATATGTTAGAAACGCTACTTACTAAGTTAGAAACTCCATTTCTGAATGAGTACCAAGCATTTTGTGCTGCACCCACTAAACCACTTATTATGCTTACAACACTTGACCTTATACTGTTCCATGAGTTAACCGCTGTATTTCTCACACCGTTTAACAGAGAATAGAAGAAATTTTTAAATCCTTCCCAAACTGATTTTGCTGTATTTACAAGAGCATTAGTAATACTTAGCACTGCTGATTTTAGTCCGTCCCAAATTGTAGTTGCTAAAGATTTTAAAGCATTCCAAATTGTAGTTAAAACTTGTTTCAGACCTTCCCAGGCATTTCGTACTAGATTTACTAGAGTAGTTACGACTGTAACAGCAATAGTTTTAATTCCATTCCAAACTGTTGAGAAAGCATTTTTAATTCCGTCCCATATTAGCTGCAAATCAGCTTTTAGTTTGCTAAAGTTACCTGTTACAACATCAATTATAAGTAATGCAGCTCCTAACACAACAGACTTAATAAACTCCCAAGCACCTTTGAATATAGATTTAATCCCATTCCAAACACCGTTAATCCCATCTTTCAGAATGTTCCATCCATTAACAAAAGTATTAATGAAAGGCTGTACCACTGACATTATGCTTTGGATTATAAAGTTCCATGCTGTCGTTGCTGCGTTTGATATTGAATCCCAAACTACTTTAAGTACAGCAACTGCACCGCTCCAAGTTTGAGCTATCCATTGAACTATACCTTGTACTCCGGATTTAATACCACTCCAAATACCTGTAAAGAATTCAGCCGCTCCAGCCCACGCTGCTTTAATAGCTTCCCACGCTTGAACAAAAGCTGCTTTAATTCCTTCCCAAATTGCTTTGACTGCATTTCTAAATCCTTCATTAGTGTGCCAAAAGTATATTAGCAATGCAACTAAGGCTGATATTGCTAGTACAATTATTGTAAATGGATTTATTGCCATTACAGCATTCAATGCTGCTTGAGCTAGTGTTGCTGCTTTTTGTGCAGCTTTAAATGCATTCAATGCAGCACTCACAGCATTAATTCCTTTTTCTATTGCCAAGGCCGCTTTAAATCCTATAAATGCTCCTGCCATAGCCGAAACTATAGCCTGATTCCTATTAATCAAGTCAAATAGCCAAGTTAAAGCTGAAATAACTGGAGGAATAATAATTTTAAGTAGTCCTAATCCGTTAGTAATGAATGTTCCTAACGCTGTAATTGCTCCAGTAATCCTATCTTTACCAATTGCATCTATTATTTCCATAATACTAGTTACAATTCCGGCTTTCATGTTACCAATAGCACCTTCAATAGTTTTAGTTGATGTCGCTGCTTCTTTTGCTACGTCTGTCATACCTAAATCCATGATGGCCTGGTTAAATTCATCAGCACTAATCTTACCTTGTTCTAAGGCTTTCCTAAAATCTCCGGTGTAAGCTCCGTTTTTCTTAAGAGCCTCTTGAATCTTACCACTTGCACCAGGAATTGCATCGGATAACTGTCTCCAGTTTTCCCCGGTTAGTTTACCCGCTGAAGCTGTTTGTGTCATAACCATAGCAACTGATTTAAACGTGTCAGCATTACCACCAGCTACTGCGTTTAAGTTCCCTGCTGCTTGTGTTAATCCGTCATAGTCTTTAATTCCGTTTGCTGCTAATTGGGCTGTTGTATTTGCTACTACATCTAAGTCATACACCGTGTCATCAGCATATTTTTTAACAGCAGCAGCACTTTTTTCAATAGCACTGTTATCTAGTCCTGCAAACTTCATTGTACTTCTGAACTTATCCATTGCATCGGATGCTTTGATTGATTCACTTACTAAGCTGTTCAAATCTCCAGTTACTTTTGTTACTGCATTAGCTGCTAAATTTGCTAAAGCCATTGCTTTAAAAGTAGAGCCTAATTTACTACCGCTACTTTCAGTTTTACCAACTTTATTATCAAACTTATCAAGCTTATCATTGATCATGTCTAATGCATTACCAAATCCTTTATCTACTGCTGATAAGACCGCTTCAACTGAATATTGTTCTGCCATAAACTACCTCCTTTCCTACGTATTTGCTTTAAGTAATAAATTACCAAGTTCTTTATCTTGAATTTTAGTTACTTCTTCTCCGTTGAGTATTTTTAACTCCTTCTCATAGTCGAAAAAGTCTTTAAAATTGCTATAAACGTAATATTGCTTTTTCCCTCTCTCTTCTGTTCTCTCTACTTCCCTGTTAAGCCATGCTCTTTTATGGAGTGCTAACTCTTCATCTAGCTTTTTCATCCTTGCACCAAACATTAACAGGTCATATTCATAAAGTGTTAGGTAGTCAATATCTCTTACGTTTGTTATATCAAGAAACCTTGTACAATTTATTACTATTTCTTCGTAAGCTTCTTTAGAGTTTAGTTCTCTTCGCTCTCCTTGTTCAGTGTCGCTTTGTTTTGTTTTAGAATTCTCTTTCCCGCATTACTTTCTTCAAGTTCTTTAAGCACTTCATCAAATAACGCTTCAATATCAGAATGATTATCAATAAATTCATCAATTTCTTGTTGTGATGGTCTCTCTGTTTCAAGAACAGTACCCGCATAAATTACATCTGATAAACTTGCTACATCTCCACCTAATATCTCCGGAATTTTCATACTTAAAACCATTCCAAGCTTAACGCCTTTAGCTTCTAGTGGAAATCTTTTATCAAGTTCTCTTACAAATCCAACTCCAAATCTTACGTTTACTGTTTTTTCATTAATTGTTAATTGCATATTTTATAATCCTCCGAAAAAAATAAGCTAACCAGTTCTACCAGTTAGCTTTTATTAAATTATTATCCAGCTTCTATAGTAGTGTCTTTGAACACGTATTGAACAACTTCAGCTTGATCAGCTGTTAATGTTGCAAATCCATCTTTACCAACACCATTAATAGAGAATTCAAGTTCTAGCTCCACACTATCTTCTGAATTAGCTGTCATTCCGTATTTAGTTATGTAACCCTGATAATAAGTTGCTTTATATTTATTCTCAGAATTCTTTTCAGCTTTATCAATTTCCCAAATTTCAACTAATTCTCCATTGATTAACGCTTTTTTCAGCTCATCAATATGAGGGTCTCCTTTAGCAGCAATAGAAGTTGCTGAGAAATCATATTCAATAGCTGATAAGCTTTGAATGTTACCGTCTTTAGTTTTTTGAGCATCAGCATCTCTACTAATTTCATTTTTATGCTCAGTTTGGAAAGCTAATTTAAAAGCTGCTTCTGTTTTAGCATTTTTTAATAATCTGTATAACAGGATTATGTCAACACCCTTTTTAGCTTCATATGTTTTTTTCTGTTCTGCCATTTTTATCTCCTTATCTCAAATTAAATTCCAACTCAATTACAGCACGTTTAAGCGGTGTAACGGTTGTTCTATCATCTAGTATTCTTATTGTACTTGCGTTTAAGTTTAACGCCCAAAAATACCCGTCTGTTTGCTCTATTCTCAAACATTTTTCAAGAATAGCATTTGCCATATTAGAGGCCTCTTTTCTTTTAGTTTGTAGAGCCCACACAGATAAACTCAAGCTAACACTACCTTTGACATCTGTCTTATTAGGAGTGTAACTAACAGAGCTATCCTCCATTTCTACAAATGGATATGGTACCTCATTCATCGGTTTATAATCATAGACCTTATAACCTAATAACTTACATTGTTTGAACACTTCATCAAATATACTTTGTTCTCTAGATTTAATCATGTTAATTTTTCCAAGTCCTTAATAAATTCTTTCTTTGCTTTTTGAAAGGCTGGTTTAACAAATGGTTGAGCACTCATAAACCTTGTCCCATATTCAACATACGGAGAGTATTTTGTGTTAGGATGTACCTTACCATATAAACCGTTATTGCCTATATATAAACTAATACTTTGCCTTGTTCTACCTGTAGAATATTTACCTTTAAACACAGCAGCCTTAACCATCTCTTGATTAAGAATAGCTGTATTTTTCTTAACAATACCTTTTACAAGTTTCATTTGCCTTTTATCTTTAAGGTTTACTTTTAGTTTTTTGGTACCATATACTTTAAGTCCCAATGCTATCATCCTTTTCTAAATAAAATACTTTGGCAAGCTGCTTATCCGTTTTAGGTATGTATCTTTGGCCCTGGTATTCTACAAGGTTAAAAGGCTTAGTATAAGCATTCTTAAGATATATAACTTTTCTTTGCTTGCTATAATCTCCGAATATCTTAACAGACTTATCAATTCCTAAATCCATCACATAGCACGTAACTATATCAGAATAAAGTTCTGTATCTTTGTGTTCTCCTGCTTCAAAGTCATATTCATCTTTGCTTATTTGTTTAAAGACTGCTCTATCTGAATATCTCATATTAGAAAATAAATAGTTGTCCCTTCTTAGCTTTCCCATTCTTGAAATCTTCCCTTAACATTTCATCCCATGGAGCAAACTCATTAAGGAAAGTTTCATAGCTTACTGAATGTCCTTCAACGCTTTCAGACGTGGCACCCTCAGCACCACGCCTATTAAAACGTTTAATAACACAGTCTTCTATGATGAAACGATATTTATCATCTATTTCATCTTGTTTATAAGCAAATTTAAAGTGGTCTACGACTTTGTCAATAAGTCTATAGATTATAGTGTCTTGCAATGTGTCACGAATATCTAAGTCTTCCTTAACGTTGTACAGCACTATATCTCTATCCATAAGCTTTTACCTATGGTTGAATGTCTAGCATGTAAACATCATCTAATCTTTCAAATGATGGTAATGTAATCATTGATACTTTAGTTTGAACGTTAACAGGATCTACAAGTTTTTGAGTTGTAACCGCAATACCAGTATTTACAATTTCAACATCTGTTCCTGCAACATTTCCTCCTAATAGGTCTGATTCTTCCGGAGTAGTACCAAATACTGTTGAACCTAATTTAGCGTTAGGTATTAATGATACATATCCATCAGGGAAATATTTCTTAGTAGTTCCATCTCCATCTTCATAAGAGTCTCTAGAAATCTCTACAGTTGCATCAAATGCATCTAAGATGTAATCTCTTAACTCTTGTCTTGTTACTGATGCACCTTTAGGAGCTAATGGTTTAACAAGCTTAACTGTGCTGTCAGCATTTTTTAATAAACCAAATGTTGTTGAGTTCATAATAATTACTTCAGCTTTTTTACCTTGAGCTTCCATAGCTGCAATAGCTGTTTCTAAGTCTTTTAAAGGTGTTGCATCAGTAGCTGTCCAAGCTTTAGCTACAGTGCTCTTCATTTCAGGTTTTACTCCGTAATCAAACTCTTGAGCCACACCGTTATCGTTGAATGAGATTTTACCAGTTGCTAACACTTGTAATCTCATTGCCTCAATACGTGCTTTAGCTCCATTAACAAGACGTGCATGGTCATTAAAGATTCCACTTAACACTGTGTCAATAAGTTCTTGGTTTCCTGTAGAAGAAATCATATTTAATTGTTGTCTATCTTCCTCTTTAACTAATAAACCTTCTTTAAAGAAAGGCATTTGAGTATCAGTGATACTTAAGTTCATTCTTTCTCTTAATGGTACTTTAGTGTCAAATGCAGCAGGTTTAAGCACTACTGCTTTACCACTTCCACCTTTTACCATTGCAAGCTTCATCCCTAATTGTTTTTTAGCAGGGAATAATCTATCCCCTAAAGTTTCAGTTACTTCCTCTTGAGTTCCGTTCCAGTATCCAGCTACATTTTCAGCTGTAATTGTGTCATAAATTAACGCCATATTTTACTACACTCCTTTTACAAATTTGATTAAGTTTAATTTTTCTTTTACTTTACCTTCAACAGCTGCACCGTTGTTACATTTGTCTTCACGTAATGTACCTTTAAATACACAAGCAACAACTGCATCTCCATCTGTTAAGTCAACATCATGTAATGCAACTCCATCAACATAAGTTGCTGCTGCATCATTTGTTAATTTTTTAACTTTTTTAGTTCTATCTTCAAAGATAGATTTACCATCTCCAGCTAAGAATGTCCCAGCTTTTAAAATTTTACGTCCACCTTCATCTACTGTTCCTGTAGTTGTTTTATCTACTGTTACTGAAATTGCTTCATAGTCTAAATTGTGAAGAATTTCTTTTTCATTGAAAATTTTTCTAGTTCTCATCTATTGTTCTCCTTCTAAAATGGTTTTTTGTGATTAACACCTTTTGCAAGTCTTTGTCCTATATTCATTTGCTTATCAAATCCAGTTCCACTTGCTCCTGGTGTAGTTTGTCTTGCTGATGCTTTTACTGCATTTGCTACTGCATCTTGGAATGCTCTCTCTAATACCGTTACTGCTTTTAAAGCTTCCTCAGCTGAACCATGCTTAGCAAAAGTTTCAGCTAGTTCAACAGGTAAATTCTTAGATAGTAAATCTTCTTTTACTTCCATGATTAACTGTGACTGTTTGAAAGCTGCGACTTCTTCGTTGAATTTATTTTGCCTCTCTTCAAAGTCTCTATCTCGTTTTTGTGTTTCACTTAATTTGGCATAATCTTCACGCTTTTTAATCTCAGCTTCTACACGTTTTTGAAAGTCATCCTCAGATTTACTTTTCTGATTATTTAACGCTGTTTGAACTGCTTTGTTAACAATACTGTCTAACTCAGATTGACTAGATGGAGCTTTAAACTCAGGTTCAGTTGGTGCTGATTCTACAGCTCCTTCTGTTGCTCCTTCCTCTGAAAAGTATTGAATGTTCAGTTTTAATAAAAATTGTTTGTTCATTGTTTCTCCTTATCCACGCTAGTATTATCCTTTCAGTTCAGTTGTGCACCACTTCTCTTAAGTAATAATCCACGCTAGTTTAATTTGACATAATAAAAAAGACCTTTTAATGTCTTATCCAGGACAAGAGTATAATAAAAACACCTAACAAGTTGTTAAGTGTTTAATAATTAGTATGTTCTATTGTAATAATCTTTTGGTGTGTAAACAGCTTTGTTACTTCGGATAGCTTTATCTATAATTTCCTTAATCTTCTTATATGATTTTTCAGTAACTGGGCTGTCAATATATTCAAACATAGGAAAATCTTCCTCAAAATGTTTTTCATATTCTTCTATCTTGGAATTAATTTTCTTCATTGCTTCTATATCTTCAACATTAATCATTCTTCTCAACTCCTTTGATAATATCATCTACGATGTTTTCATATACTTTTAATGCGTTAGGGAATACTTTTTCAAATATTTCTTTATGTTTAGGAGATACCAGTGTTTCTTGAGCATGAGCAAAAAACTCTGTTTCAGCTGATCCTGGTGTTGTCCAGTATTTTTTACCATGTCCAGCCCCAAATGGAAATTCCCCAAACCAGCCTGTACTTTCAAACATATCTGAAATGGCGTTTAGGTAGGAAAGCTCTCCTTTCTCCATACTTTCCTTTGCTATTGCTTTAAATTCCCCTAATACTCTTGAAACATTTTTTTCTATTTTAGAGCTTAGTTCCCAGTAATCCTTATCCCATTTTTCTTTTTCAGTTTTGCTTCTTGGCCTTTTACCTAAGCTATTCAGCGTTGGTAAATCCCCGTTTACAAATGTCCATATATCTTTATTAATAGCTTCTCTCAATTTATATTTAGGCAGCCCTGAAGCGTGTGTAATTCTTTGTTCTTCTTCGTATGTCATCCCATATAACCTACGTTTAACAAACACACCGTTACCTACAGATGCTTTACCTGTTAGAATTTCTATACCTAAGCTGTCCATTGCGTGTCCGTTCTCATGGAATAACACCATCCCTTTAGGGGATTTATATCCACTTTTCAGACCTTCAAAATCTCCACTGCTTATTTGAACTGTTGAACCTAATGCGTAAGCATGTGTATTTTTCAACGGTCTATAACTTATTTTTCCTGAAAGATGTTTAAACAGTTTTAATGCTCTGATATCATCAACTTGTTTTATAAAGTCTTTATAATCGTTGTAATATTTATCCCCGAACATTTGTCTTGCGTTATTATTTTCAATAGCTTTGTGGATATCTTTTATTAAGCTGTCTCTCTCTTCAAGTATACCACTTTCTTCTGCTTTATCCAAGCCTCTTTCTTTCCTATACTCAGCTATCTCTTTGTCTAGCTGTTCGCTGTCATAATAAGCTGCACTTGAACATTTGCAATAAGGATGCATAGGGTAGAAGTTAACTCCTACTTCTCTGTCTTTAATCTTGAAATGTTTCCCGTCTAACTGTTTGCAAATATCGCAAGCTGTAGGTTCTGAAATGTATAAATACTCATCATATCCGGCTTGTTCTATTGCGTCAAGCTGTACATCTCCTTGAACTCTAGAAGCTTCTGTTACTAGCAGCCTTTTAGCTTCATGCTTGCTAACATTGAATTGACTTCTAAGCCTTCCTATCATATCAGTTGGGTTAGCTCCTTGAATGATAGAACGTCTTAACATTGTAGCAATATTTCCCATCAAGGCTTCTTGATTAGTCCAAATGTTCTTGCTAAAGTTTCCGTACTTATAATCACTATTAACAATAGCTTTTACACCTTCTTTACTAAACCTAAGCTTAGTATCAAGTATACCGGACTGTCTAGCATATTCACTGTCAGCTAACTTCTCTAAATGCTTTTCTATAAGATCGCTGTTCTTAGTTGTCATGTCTGTTAAATGTAGATTCAACTCAGCTTTTAAAAGCTCCAGTCTGTTAATCCTCATTGTAGCATTGTAGAGTTTAAGCTGTGCGTTAGCTTCAGGAGAAAAGTCTTTCTTCTTAACATACTCTTTAGCTTTCTTCTCAAATGCTTTTACATCATGTTCAGATACTCGTTTTAAAGCTTCTTCAATTGAGATACCCTGACTCTTTGCATATCTCTCATAGAATACGTTTATTTGCTGTTCAATGTCTTCTAATGCTATGTTAAAGTTCTCTTCCATATTTGCTATGGTTACTTTTTCATCTTTAATTTGATTTAATTGGTTTGCTAACTCTCTTTTCTTCCAATAATTAAATGATCGTTTCTTCATCGATTAGCACCTCTTCGCCATCGTGTAGGTAGCTTTCTATATCTTCTTCACTTAACCCTAAATCTTTTAAGAATTTTCTAGCTAATGCTTCACTATAATCTCCTGATTTGAACTTTTTAAGAATACTTGATATCTTGTACATTAATTTACCTTTGTCAATATCATAGCTATTATCTAAGGTAATTGTAGGTGTATCAAGTAACTCTTGTTCATGTTTAGGGTCATCTACAATACCTGTTAATCTCATAGCTGTTTCATTTGTAACCATTCCACCTAATGATTTGAATGCATTAATAGTTTCTTCTAACGCTTTAGGTAGGTTAGGGTTAAATGTAATCTTAAGCTTAGCAATATTAAACTCTGTTAACTCTTTAACATAATCTCCAATGTTAGCTATAAGTTGGTATCTCCTTCTTAAACTCTTTTCAAATAGTGATTGAGTGTCAACTCTTGCCTGTTCTAATCCAAACAGTTTATATTTCATTGCCTCTCCACTTTGAATCCCACTGAAATTAGTATCAGTTAAATCAGGTGTGTTTGTGTATTTGTGAATGTCGTTAACTATTCTTTTCTTGAACGCTTCTACTCCGTTAACGTCGTACTGTTTATATAGGTACTTAGCATCCACTGTTCCCTCATTCCCGTTAACATCTACAGGAGGTTTTAGCTGTAACAGTCTAGCACGCCTCATTCTTCTCATGTACTCAACCTGTTTAGCACTATCTCCAACTACATCATCCGGAAATTCTACTTGACCAAATATAGCAAGTATTGCATCTGATGTATCTGTCATGTAGTTAGCTGTGTCTGATTGAACTGCATCATAAGAATCTATCAAAGCTAGTTCACTTTCATAGTCTCCCATCCCATCAGCTGTATTTAAGTACTCTGTTATTGGAACATCTCTAAACACATGAGGTTCAATGCTTATCTCCTGATATGCTCCGTCTACCTCTTGCAGCTTAACTATTCTATCATCTAAATAAAGCTCTACAAAATGTTGTTTGTTGTCAAATAATCCTGTTGAGTAATATCTAACACCTGCCAACAGATTATCTTCAAGTGTGTTATCATAAATCACAAATGTACTTAAAGGATCTAACCTTTTAACTTTTGTTAAGTCTGACATTGAGCGATAAACTAAGTCATAAGCTCTACCTACTTTAGATAAGTCTAGTACTAGCATTCTGTTTAAGTCATGAAAGCTGTTAACCTTTGCTATCTCTCTAAGCACCTCATCTGTTGTGCTGTTGTCTTCTCCATCATCGTATTCAACCTGAATAGGTTTACCTACTAAATATCCTTGCTTAAATACCGCTATGCTTTTACCAAAATTATGAATAATTCTAGTGTCAGCCATATCCTGCTCACTTCGTCTATCTTTAATTGATATTGTATGGTTATTACCTTCTGAGTAATCATACAGTTCTTGTATTCTCGGTTTTTGAACCGTGCTGTGATGTGATATAAACTCTCTTAAGACTTCATAGCCATCTAGTATTAACTCTTCTACGTTATCAACTCTGTATCTTAATCTTGATTCTCTGTGAAACCTGAATGTAAGATTTTTACTTTTTCCTGTGCTATCTACAAATGTTTCTGTATAAGCCATTTAATCACTCCTTCCCAAATCCAGCCATCAGTGTCTTATATTGACTGTCTTTTTTATTCTCTTGTCCTATTAGTTTGATATATGGTATATATCCATATTGGCTTGCGTTAATTGTGTGGTCGTTCCTGTCTTCCGGTTCGTCCCTGTCTTCTTTCCAAGAGTATATATTTAACTCTCTTATGTGTTCTTCACAATTATCCACAACCAAGTACTTTAGGTTCTTCATCCAACCGCTTGATGTGTTAATCCTGTTGATTATCGTTACTCGCTTATCAGCGTTTAGAAATTCATATATCAAACCTTTTCTTGATTTATATTTTAGTAATTCCATCATTGTAGCCTGGTCAGCGTTATCTATGTAAACTTTTCTACAGAAGCCCCATTTATCTTTGCAATAATCCAGGAACTTATGCAGCTTAACTGCTACATCTGATGGTGCTATCTTGCTATTATTAAAATCTTTATTGTTGTAATTCTTCTCTTCCAGTATTACTAATTCTCCATTGCTAGTGATACCTTGAAAGATAAATGATATTGTGTCCTCTGTCTTTTCTGAGTATGAGGTGTCAACCCCGCAAGAGTATCTGATGTATTGCTTTTTGCGTGCAACTTCTTCAGTAATTACATTTAGCTTCCTGTCAAACATACTGAATACTAATCCCTCAGCACGTCCTCTCAAGCCCTGTATTTTGTTCTTATATAGCTTTGTACCTACAGCAACTGTACTTTTAATCTTTTCTTTTTTCTCTTCGGATAACCCATAATTATGGTCAAAAGAAAAAAACCAGTATGTCCATTTAGGATGTTCCGGTTCAGTTAGCATCTCTCGTATCTCTTGAGGTGTATCATATTCATATTGAGGTAAAGCCCTAAACCTATTTATATATCTAGCATAAATAGGTAATGTAGGATCATCAGGGTTCATTGTACATATCCAATAATCACATCGCATAGTAGCTTCTTGCACAAAATCCATATCAGCTGTGTTAATCTCATCGATAAATCCACAACCAAACTGTGAACCTAATGCTTTTTCCCACTTATCTTTTGATGAATATCCTAATATAAATATAATTCTTTCTCCGTTCGGAGTGTCATATTTGATGTGAGGGATTTTATATTTTGAATCTCCGTTCCCTTTATAATCGACGTACTCTCCAAACACATCTATAATTCCTAAGTCTGAGTTAATTATATTCTTTTCAGCATCTCCTACAGATTTAGCACTGATGAAGTGCAGCTTTTGTTTGCTCTTTGCAACTGCCAACATATATTTAACAATACCTACTGTAGTTTTACCTGCTGCTGTAGTTCCTTCTAATGCTTCAGCTTCAGCTTTATGTTTTAGAAACTTCTTATATTTAGGGGATAGAATGAAATCACTCATCTTTATCATCCTCTAACTGAAGTAAGATCCCAGCAAGTTTATTTTCGCTTTTAACATTTACATCAACTTTAGCTGTTGACAATCCATATCTTTTAGCAAGCTCAACAGCAGCACTTTTTCTAGTTGCTATGTTTGGCCTAACTTCAATTATCTGTTGTACTCCATCTCCTAATCCTATTGCTATTGGTTCGGTTAATTCCCCCCGCATTGCTGCCGTGAAGAATTCTAACACCTCTTGCTGGTCAGCTATTTTTTTAGAATTAAGTTCGGACAACCTTTCATCAAGGTAAGCTTTTACGCCCACATTTGCCAACAACTTATGTGCTTGTTTTCTTGAGTAATTAGCTGAATATCC